AAAAGTTTTATCGGTATATTCTCCTGCCCTGACCGAATGGGAAAATATGAAAAATAACGGTTTTAATAGGTTTTGGAATACAGGTACACTCAAATATGAATTCAGTAGATAATACCAAATACCATTGGCTCAGTCAATTTTACAATACAGTTCAACTTTGTCAATTATTGCCAGGCCAAATCGATGCACTGTATTCTGCTACACAGCCCCAATCGGTTCCAATCGGATCATTGGCTGATGTTGATGTCGATTCATACCGAGTAAATAGTCCCGATGGGTTTGTATCACCAGCAGAATGGCGCAACAAAGGGTTAGCAGAGTGCGTTGAGATAGAAACAGTGTCGGGTAACTCAATTTCCGCAAGCGTTGATCACTTTTTTGAGATGGCGTCTGGCAAGTGGAAATATGCACAGTTTATACAATCAGGCGAAGAAATTTTAACAAAAACAGGAACAGATACTGTGCTTAGAGTATCAGCAATTGGTTTGCATACTGTGTATGATTATAATATTAACCATGAGAATCATAGATACTACACAAACAATATTTCTAGTCATAATAGCGGCTCAGGCAAGAGTCTTGTTATGATGAACATTGCACTGAGCTGGCTGCAAGCTGGACTTAGTGGTGTGTATGTTACGCTGGAATTGAGCGAAGAACTTACCAGCCTAAGAACTGATGCCATGCTTACCAGCATGAGTACCAAGGACATTCGCAAGGACATCAACACCACTGAACTCAAGGTCAAAATGATAGGTAAGAAATCCGGGCAGTACCGGGTAAAGGGGTTGCCGGCGCAAAGCAGCATTAATGATATCCGTAGTTACTTGAAAGAAGTACAGCTACAGACTGGTATCAAAGTGGACTTTGTGATGGTGGACTATCTAGACTTGTTGATGCCAGTTAGTGTCAAGGTCAATCCAAATGATCAGTTTATCAAAGACAAGTATGTTGCTGAAGAATTACGCAACCTGGCCAAAGAACTCAACGTATTATTGGTAACAGCATCACAGTTGAATCGATCAGCAGTGGAAGAAATTGAGTTTGATCATAGTCATATTGCAGGCGGCATCAGTAAAATTAACACAGCAGACAACGTGTTTGGTATCTTTACTTCACGTGCAATGAAGGAGCGTGGCAAGTATCAGATTCAGTGTATGAAATCACGTAGCAGTACCGGCGTGGGTCAAAAAATTGATCTTGAATACAATATTGAAACCATGCGCATTACCGACGAGGGTGGAGATGGGGCAGGAGACGGGGGATACTCACGTAAGCCGGCCAGCAGCTTGATGGACTCAATAAAAGCCAAAAGTCAAGTTACAGAGAATTCTAAATCTCCCTGGGATGCCCCTGCTGACGGCACCCATGTATGGGACAAACCTTTGGTACGTGCTGGTGAAGCAGAAAAAGTCACAGCAGATGTTCAGAGTGCCAAACTCAAACAACTACTGGGCAAGATAAAATCAAATTAACCGTTGACTGATTTGATCACAACAAAGTTAAGCACCAATGCTTGCCCAAGTGACCCACTGCTGAGGTTGCTAATACTAATTCTGCAACTGCCAGCAGCAACTGCATCGCATTGAACTACATATGCACCGGCTGTGGCTGCTGACCCAATGCACAGCATAACAACATCAGTTGCTGCAATAACACTGTTGGTCAAGGTAAATGATACTTCGATACCAGCAGCCAGTGCAGCAGAATTCATGGTAATTTGACCGCATCGTTTGTTCAACACAACCCCGGTTGATTTGCTGGTGGCTTGGACAACAGTGCCACCAGTTCCGGTGCTGTAACCAACTGCTGACTCAGCACTGCCCAACAACGGTCGATTCAGATCAAGAATGGAAATTGTTGTGCCTGCGTCAACAGTTGAGAAAGAAAATTCGTATGTGCCGGTTGCTGCAAAAGTAATTACGTTTGCAGCGTATCCCTGGACGCCAGTGATACCTTGACCAACTGCAGCAGGTAGTGTCAGGGTATATGCAACATTTGTAATTGCAATTCTTAGTCGAACCTGGCCAGCTGTGCCTGCTGCAGGCAAGTTGGCAAATGCCAAGCTGATTGAACCAGTGGTCGAAATAGTTTGAAAGTGCCCGGCACTGTAGTCTATTGTGATTGCGCCGGCTGTGGTAGCAATTGGCACAGCAATCAAACTGAAATCACGTATGGCAGCAGCATAAATTAAACCGTCATTCATGTTGTTGTCAAGTGTGGAACCTGTCAGCGCGGCCTTTAGAATTGATTTGCTTTGAAGGTCATTGATCTCGTCCAAAGCATATTGAAAATTTGTTTTGGTATTGGTGAAATTATCACGCATACCCTGAGTATTGTTGGGCTGTCCGGCAACAGGATAGTTGCCGTTGATGTTGTTGGGATTGATTTGACTGGTCATGTGTGTTCCTTGTATACTATACTGTTATAGATATTTATTGTTTAATCAAATCCGCTAAATAATCCAAAGGCCACTGATAAATGCAAAAAAAGACTCGTAGTATACTAGAGGAACTAGACACGTTATATATTGAACGTGATCGCCGTTTGCTGATTGAAAATCGAGCCAGTAACGTAATTGATTCTGCCATACGATTGCTAGAGCAAATTGAATTAGAGTATGCACCAAGCGATGCTGAAAATTTAACACGCAAATTGCTGAACGCAATTCGCACAAAGGATTCGGGCAAATTTTCAAGATCAGTCAGGAGAACACATGCAGATTCATGAAGTAACGCATCGTCAAGATGAAGGTTTTATTAAAGATTTTGGCAAAGCTGTGGGCAAAGGATTGCTCAAAGATGTGGAACGGTATGCTCTTGGCACCAATATCCTGGCATCTCCAGAGACTGCTCAACCAGCTGTGCCAGGAACTGGCACAGCTGCCAAGCCAGTTGCTAGCCCAACAGCAGCTGGCCCAACAGCACCAGCAACAGTTCCAGCCGAAGTATACAAAGTAGGCGGACAAGTGCTAGACCCCCGTAATCCAACTGATGCTAAATTGATAGCACAAATACAAAAAGCCGGAAAAACATAATGAAATTACTAGAAGGTGGCAATGTATTTAAAGATGCCCAAGGAATTCCGTTAACCCAACGAATCAGCCAAGGAGATATTCTAGGTACTATACAATATCTTGAAGCAGTGACTGATCTTGACCTAACTGGTCAAGATGATCCAGCCAATGGATACCCTATCAAATGGCTGGGCAGTACCGGAAAAACCGCAACGTCGGGGGACTTGGATCTTGCAGTAGATGTTAATAATATTTCCAAGGTCAAACTCAAAGGAATTTTAGATCAATACGTTGCTGGCCAAGGACAGGATCCTCGAGATTTTGTTCGTCTCACCGGCGAAGCAGTGCATTTTAAAACGCCAATCCTGGGCGACGCAGATCACGGCTTTGTGCAAACTGACTTTATGTTTATGCCCAATATTGACTGGGGATCATTCTTTCTCAGTGGCGGCACCGATAGTGCATACAAAGGTATGTACCGGAACGTGCTAATGAGCTCAGTTGCCAAAGCTCTGGGATTAAAAGCCAGTGCCAAAGGCATTACCAGCCGAACTACCGATAGTGTCATAAGCGTTGACCCCGACTATGCTGCTGAAGCATTACTGGGCAAAGGCAACACTCGAAAAAACTTAAAAAATGTCGAAAGCATATATGCTGCTTTGGCAAATGATCCTGGTCGTGAATCTAAAATAGGTGACTTTCGGGAATACTTGTCACGTGCAGGCTTAACTGAACCGCAAACAACAGTGGCCGAAAACGATGTGGGATTCCTGGGCCGCTTGAGAGATCGAATTGTCAATCAAGGTATGATGCCAATATTGGAAGCTGAAGTTGCTGGCATCGGTGGGCGCGCCAAAGGCATTGAACACTTGGAAGATCTTGTGTTTCGCCGAGGCACGCAAGGAATCCGGGATGCTATTGCAATTGTGGATCATGCACTGGCGGCACCAAGTAAAACCACAACTGCCAAATGGGATGGTAAGCCTGCTGTGATTTTTGGACGCAAGCCCAATACCGGCGAATTTGTGCTTACAGATGGTTCTGGATTCGAAGCCAAGGGCTATGATGGGCTTGCCACAAGCCCGGGCATGATGGCTGACATACAACGCACTCGTTCGGGCGACAGAACCGAACTTATTCAATTGTATGCTGCATTGTTTCCGGTTCTAGAAGCAGCATTGCCTTTGAACTTTCGAGGCTATGTCAAGGGGGACTTGCTGTATATGCAAACTCCTACATTGGTAGCCGGGAATTATGTTTTTCGACCCAACACTGTTGAGTACAAAATTCCCGCTCGAAGTTCCTTGGGTCAGAGAATTGGTACCAGTACAATTGGAATTGCAATACACAGCATGTATGCTGATCAAGGCGATACCCGCCAGCCACTAAGTGGGGTAAAGTTCAACGAAGTTACCGGACTCATGCTGGAACGTCCAGCAACACCGGGCACCCTTGAAGGCAACAAACAACTCATGACTTCCATAAAAAGTCTAGTGCGGCAAGATGGCTCAAAGATTGACACCTTGTTTAATCCAGTGGAACTACGGGCACACAAAATTACTGACCTTGCTAAACTGTGTGTGGACTTTATTAACACAAAAGTTGGTACTGCGTTGAACCCAAGTACACTGTTGCCTGAGTTTGGTGACTGGCTGCAGACCAAGGTCACTCCGCAGAAATTTAGAAATATTGTAGAATATTTGCAAAGTCCTACCAGCAATACTGAAGCACTGGCTGCTGCCTTTACTGCTTTTATATTGTTGCATGATCTCAAGATGGATTTGTTG